AAGTTCTAAACAGTGTCCGGAGCGGGAAAACAGGTGTGAACTACGATATAGTGGGTTTCAACGAGGGCCACAGCACATCTGCACAGTTATCTGTTCTTCAGGCTTTCCATCAAACTGGGCTTAGCGGATCTACTCATCAGGCACATTTAGATTCAGACATCGCATTCGCCAAATACACTGCCGCGAAGAATAATGTCAGGGTAATGATAAAGCATCCGATCACTGGTGAGATAATCATATGTATGCCGGACGGCAGTCTTTTGAGTGGTGAGAAGGTTACTCAGATAGTTAACACTGGAATAATGCTCAACGGATCAATCATAACTCTGGAGTGGCTGTCTTCTAATCTAAGCTGTGGCGAGATGATCTTCTTTTGTAAGGGAGATGATTTTAATGGCTTTGTCAATCATTGGCTAATAGGCTCAATGATACGTTTGGGCTTCACTAATATAGGTTTTGAAACTAATGTCATCAAAAATTATCTGAGTACCAGCTCATGTGAATACGAGCGTTGTATAGTTAATGGGAAGACTGGTTTCCATGGCTCGTTAATCAGAAAGATAGGCAATGGTACAATCAGAGAAAATCAAGGAAGCGCTTTGCTTAATTTGCCCGAGTTGATAACAATGCTTAATGACCAGCGGCACAGTTGCATAGCGCGAGGTGGCGATCACGAGGTTGCACTGATGGTAATGCGCGCAGGCTTAATGACTTATTTCGACTCCTACGATCTGGACGATAGCCTACTCTCTGCACTCGAGCGTCAAAGCTTCAACTGCGGTTTCTCATGTTTTAATGACGACGTGCACACTGTCTACAATTTCATGTCATCCCAACCTCCCCGATTAGAGTTCAAAATCAATATATCAGATGAAGGGCTACTGGGCGCGTTTGGTAGTGCAAGACTAACTGATCCGCTGCTGGCACGGGCCATCGAGGCGTATCCAGGGAGGAAAGTGGAAATCCTAAGGGTGAGAGACTATTTAATAACAGATAGCCTGGTATCGGCCCTTGGGAGCGTACCTCTTAAAGTGCGGCTCAGCAATTCCACTGGTGATAAGGAAGCGGTTTACCCGCGCGGTTTCGCCAGATTAATTGATAACTCCATGGACAAGATAGACGAGGAGGCAGCTCTGGCATACGATGCTCTAGACCATATTAAAC